GTTCTTCTTCGTCCAGATGGGGCACATCCTTCCACCCGGCCTGAATGAACGTCTTGAAGTCTGCCGCCGCATCCGTTTCCGGCTCAAGAAATCCCTTGACCACTTCCGACATGCCCTGCAACGGCGTAAACGTGACCATCACAATGCCTTTGGTCGTCACCGTCCGATACAGCATCTCGGTGTAGCAGTCTGCCGGGGGTTCTTCGTCGCACCAGATGATGTGTTTGCTGGTGCCTTCAAACGACTGTCGGCCCTGTTCGTAGGTTTTGAGGCCCAACAGGCTGGTGCCGCCCGACACATGCTTAATGACTGCGCCTTCGAGCGCCCCCGGCAGACCGCGTGAGCTGATGGTCGAGGCAATGAGGTGCGCCGGAATCATGCCTGTGCCCGGCATTTGCACACTGCCGAGCAGTTTGGCCTGCACGATGTCCCGCGTCGTCTGGCTGTTGGTGCCGACGGCCCATGCTTCGACGGGCGTGGCAAATCTGCGCCCTTCCCACCACGCCGGATACAGGCCGGTGAGGTGACAGGTCAGTTCGTAGGCTCCGGCTTCGGACTTCCCCACCCGGTTTGCCGCCATAAACAGCCGTTCTTTATAGCGTTGGCCTGCGGAAAAGAAGTCGAGGTGCTTGAGATAGCCTGACCTGGCATACGGCCCCGTCTCAGCAAAGAAGGTCGTAAAGCGTGCGGTGGAGCGCCGGACGGCTTCGGCAATCAGTCGGTCATACTGCAACCGTTCATCGACCGTGAGCGGCACCTGTTACTGTTCCAGCTTTTTCAAGAGGGCCGTGAGGTGCGTGGCCAGTTCCGCATCCGTCAGGACGGAGGTGGGTGTGCTGGTGACATCCAGGTCGAGACTCTGTTTGGCCTGTCCAAACATGCGGTCCATGATGTCCTTGAGAATCGGCGCACTGGGGGCAATGGCCGACAGCCGGTAGACCTCTTCGCCCGCCTCCAGTTTGGCCGACATGACAGCAGGATCGGTGACTGGCTCCCATTTGCCCTTGGCGTCTCGCGCCTGCATATGGGTAATGCCCTCTGCCGCCGTCAACTGCGCCTCGACCAGCCGGTCAAACCGCCGCGACACCGCCTCTTTCCACGCCGCCAGCAACGCCGCCTTCTCACGCACGGCTGCGGAGGGGTTAATGCGCCCGCTGGCGACAGTATCGCCCTTCTTGCGCCCGCCCTTGTTGCCAAACGTGCCTCCCGGCTTGCGCTTCACCACTGTCGTGACCGCTTCCAGCGCCTCGACCGTCTGCGGAATCTCTGCTGTCTTGTCGTCCATGTGGCCCAATATACTCCAGTTTTTGAGGGAGTTGTCTTTTGCACCCTCAGCGGGGACATCCTTCTTTCCTTGAGTCCCCGGCTTCGTTCTTTTCCGCCGCGATGTCGCTGCCAAAGAGTATACCGAGAGTGTTTTTTTGTCCAGCAGAAAACGGGGTCTGTGGCGCAGGGAGAAAGATACCACAGGCGGTGTATCCAAGACAGGTGCCGATTTCGCGGGGTATGAGGGGGGCACAGGGGGGAATGCCCGGCGCAAAAGCGATTCGCATCTGATTCCGGCTGGGTCGAATGCCCTAGGCCCCACCGGCTGGCCGATTCGGGCACATGCCCTCAGCCCAGGCGTCAAGCCCTTGACGGTCAGCGTCAAGATATTGACGGTGCTACCCCTGTCCTTAAAAGGGGACATGTCCTCAAAAGGGGACAGTGTCCCCAATAGTGGACAGCGTCAATACGTTGATGACCAGGCATGTCGTACGTCAAGGGATTGACGTATGCCCTAGAAGGCACGAGGACCGCCTGGGAGGCGCGCATAGGGGAACTGAGGCGGAGGTATTGGACCGCGTGCGTTCGTGCCGTGACGGTCCTGTGGTTCGGTGACAATTCTTAACTACTTCTTAGGTGACACGCCCTATCTTCATCAAGCCTCACTTTTCTGTTGATAGAGCCATGCTGCACTGGTAGTATATGGATAGTTGAACGCGGGCATACAGTCCGCCACTCTTGAAGGGGTTCACGATGGCACAATCAGAGTTCACGATGGCACTAAGAAACATCACACTCCGCGCTGAGCGGGAAGACTTGCGCCAGCGTCTTTGCTTCGGATTCTCTAATCGATCATCGTCGGACGGATGGGCAGCTATCTGGGCAAAGCGTATCGCGGAGATTGATCGGGAACTGTCCGCCATTGACGCAGCGAAGGGAGAGTAGCCATGAGACAAGATACCCCGACAATTCTGGAAGATGTCTTATCACGTGGCTTCGACAAGTCACGACGCATAGGGCGCGATGATAGCGGTCGATTCTGTCGTGGGGTTCACGTCAGGTGTAGCCAGTGTGACGCTGCTGTCATTAATAACATGGCCTGCCATGAAAGAACGTGTCCGAATGAACCCCGCGAAGAATCCGCAGAATTTTACGACTAGACATCTGACGACGCAGCCCGTCACGCTGGCGCACGCGGTATAAGTGACTACCGGGCCGGGGCGGAGTACCCCGGCAAACTCTCGCCGCGTCACTCACGACGCCACCAGATAGGAGCAGGAACCATGAGATATTCCCCAAGCAGCTACGCACGCGATCCGCATTGGATCACGGCGCGATTCGCCGGCCTTGACGCCAACCAGGCCGCATTCCAGAAGGGCGATCGCGTGTTTTACTTCCCGAGCGGGAAGCGGATCTATGCGGGCGCAGCAGGGCGTGACGCCGCGCAACGGTTCGAGTCTGAGCGTGCCGACGAAGATACCTACAACGGATACGGATCGGCCTACTGACGTTTGACAATGCGCCGGTAGTAGTATCTAATCCACTAAGTAACCCGCGTCCACCCAGACGCCACCACAGGAGCCGGAACCATGAATAAACGCGAAGCTCTTCGCCAGCATACGCAACAGCAGACACTGCAAACTCTCGGCTTTACCCCAACAGAGTCCCAGGCACTACGCCGGATCAGCATGGCGCTGCATCGTTGGGCCGAGCATCAGTGCAACGGCATTATTGAGCGTGACGAGAACCGCAACAATCGCCCGTACTGGTCGAACCCCGGCACGGGCCAGCATTTCGTGTCCCCAGTGGCTGACCGCGAAAAGGGCGCGATGAGGCGCCTGGCTGCTATCGTGACGGCGCGAAACGTCCGGGCCGGATGGGTGCAGAATGCCGGGTATTACGGGGTGCAGCCGTCCACGCCCCCGGTGTCGCACTACATTCAAGGCGATCCCCGTGGCGTCGCGCTCTACATCATTCGATCGGGCGACGTGCCGGACGGCGCCGACGTGGAGAGCTACTACAACCGGGGGATCGCGATTTACTAACCATCACCCGCGCCGGGACGGTACTCCCGGCATCACCGTCACACGACGAGGGACGACATGACCAGCTATACGACGACGACGACTCTACTCAGCAGCGACGGCGATACTCGCGAACGAGTGACGTTCTATACGTCCGGCGGGTATGTCACGTATATCGACCGGGACGGGCACGACCGGCAGATCTGCGAGAGACTCCAGACGATGGGCGATACGCTGCGCTCCAGCGAGGCGGGACTACGCCGCACGATACAGCGGCACCTGCGGCTGGCACTCTACGACGCGCAGCGCGAGTACTAGCACGACCGCGCCGGAGCGGTTCTCCGGCAGTTTCACCCGCGTCAGTCCCGACGCCACTCGCACAGAAGGCACACTATGACCCGGATCACAATGGGCGACATTAATCAAGCCGTCAAAGTCCTAAACACCGCCAGCCAGATCGCCGCGCCCGATTACAAGACTCCAGGCTCGTGGTTGATTGGTCAGGCGTACGGCGGGTATCAGTTGGAGCGCGTAGTCAACGACGGCGGGGGAGTCAGGACATACGGCGGGTTCGGCACGAAGCGCGACCTGCTGGCACGTATCCACGCGATGCTGGACGGAATTCGCCTGGCCTAAAACAGAAGCCGGGGCCATGCCACGGCGCAACGTTTACACGAAACGAGGGACGACATGATCACGACGTATCGCTTAGCACCCGCTGCATTCTATCGCACACGCTTCGACGGTTCTCCGGCGCTGTTCTCCTCCTGCTGGCGCGAGTATCGCCGACTGCTGAGCAGTGACATTGACAATCCGAAGTGCGACTCCGACGTACTGGACTGGCTCGACACGTTAGCTGCTGATCGTGTAAACGACAGTGGGTCTGCGTTCTACATCTACGGATAGTCGGCATACACGAAACGAGGGACACATGACACAAGCGCAGTTACTCCGCAGTGACGGCTCACGACACGACATAAACCCGAAGAACGGCAAGCGGTTCACATTCGTTGGCGAAGCGTATCCACTGATCGGCGCCACGATGATCCAGGTCTGCGAGACACACGACGGGCGAGTGCTGCTAGTTGATGAGGAGGGCAAGTTGGCAGACAAGCGTGTAAACGAGGCCGCGACGGCCCTCTACCTCTACGGCGCCGACGACCCAATTGTGGGGGACGCAATTGTGTGCGACAAGCGACAGTGGCTGGAGGCGCTGCATCACTACGGCACACGCGACTAACACACCCTGGCCGGGGGCGCTCCGGCCACACCGTTTACACGAAACGAGGACACATGACCAACACGCACCAGATCAGCGACAGTGACATTAGAGAGTTACGCGGCGAAGCGGGCGTAGCCGGGGACAGGAAGATGGTCGTGCTATGCGACCGCGCACTCGATGGAGATGAGTCAGCACGGATTGTGTGCGAGCAGGTAATCCGGGACGCAGCCGATGCTGCGTGGGAGGACCGCTAATGGACCCACAGATTGAACGACTCGCGCAGGCGCTGGTGCTGGCGATCACGGCACCGCAGCACCGCGAGGCCGACGCAGACCGGCTGGCTCAGATTATCGCCCACGGCATGGCCCAAGAGGCCATTAAAGCGGCCCAGAAACGGGCGTTGTGGGTCATGGACAACGACCTGCGATATCGGATGGGGGAGTGATGGCGATTATCCGCATCAAAGACGGCCCAGACTGGAACATTGCGCGAGTGTGTAAACGCCACAAGTGGGCGTCAATCGAGTACACGGAAGAGCTGCGATTGTCTGAACCGGAACCGTGCCCTATGTGCGAGGCGCTTCAAGATGACCCGTCTGCGATGCGCTACCTCGCGCATAAACAGGCGGGACGGCTGGACGGGGTGACAGATTGACCCGCACGACGGCGATCATCTGCGGGGGGCTGATGGGCTGGATCATCGGGGCGCTGCTGGTGTTGGAAGGGGTGTTTTGATGGACGGCTATACCTGGCTGACCGGAAACGCGATCACCGGCACGTTCACGGCTCTGGCCATCGGCCTGATCACGCTGCTGACCGCAGGGGCGTTGGACTGGCTGATCGCACGGGTGGCGTGTAAACGAAGCGAGGATTGGCGGGGCGAGGGCAACGTGCGAGGCTCTCGCTGGCGGCGCTGACCGCTGTTTACACGCCCCAGATGTAACCGTACACATTCCCCGAGGATCTGTGCGGTTACATAATCCGTCAAAGCCTTGACGCCTACCGTCAAAGTCTTGACGCCAACCGTCAAAGCCTTGACTCCTACCGTCAACGTCTTGACGGATGACGCAGAAAATAGGGCATATGCCCCCCTAAAATAGATCAGCACAACAGGTCGAAGTGTGCGACAATGGTCGTAGCAGTCGAGAATGACTGTCACCCACAAGAAGGAGCGAATAGATGGTTTTTTACGAATGGGATTGCGAACTCCAGGCAGACGGCGACAGTGCAGATTATGAAGACTGCGAATCCGTGGACCACTTTCATGGAGCCACCTTTGTAGAGGTGACTGAATGGGCGAGAACGCATCCATGCGATTCAGGCTTCAAGTATGTGATTGTGCTCGTGCGTGACTCTGATGTGTGCGGACCGCGTGACACCGGACGTACCTGGGCATACATGGACGACAACACGCTGCCGGATCACTTCATGGATCTATACGGACACGACGCGGCGAAAGTGCCGCAACGGTTTCAACGTGAAGTTGCAGCCCTGCTAAAAGCCAACGTTTAGAGTTGTACGTATAGAAGATGTAACCGTACACAATCCCCGAGGATCTGTGCGGTTACATAATCCGTCCGAGCAGCCGTTCGTGCTAGAGTAGGCCCCAGACAAGAAAAGCTGCCAGCCCGGCTAGAGCTGGCAGCTTGGATACGGCGAGAGGGCCTCGCTATACCGTGGGAGGAGTTCATCCTACCACGGACCTTCCTTCGCCCGTCCCGACAACCTTCTGGCACACGCGAGTTGCCCACGCATTGTGCGGGTAGACCGATCCTGGCTGGGGTGGATTCACACGCCGCAAGGCGTGCCCAGCAGCTCTCGGACATGCTCCGGCGAGAGGGCAACGTGCCACGCCTCACGACCCTCGACCAACGGCTCACGGGGACTGATCCCCGGTCAGTCGGACATGCCGCAGACCTAACGGATGATCGGGTGTGGGCATCAGTGCCAGCAGTCACACGCGAGGCCAAGGGGGTCTGGCGAGGGGTCGGCCACAGGGGCCGTTCACCGGGGTTCTCTCTTCTAAGAGGAGCCAAGGGTAAGAGGCGTACGTACAGAAGACGTGTAAACATGCGGAATGGATATCCGCGTGGCACTGACCCCAGACGATAGAGACACCGTCGCCCAGTTCGTGGAGCGTTTGACCGCCATCAAGAGCGGCACACGACGGTTTCAGATGACCTCCGCCGAAAGCCTCGACTACGAGATCAGCGGCAAGCTCGTTGAGGTCGCAGTGGGGCGACACTTTGGCTGGCCGGTGGACTGGTCGATCCATCCAGGCGGGGACGGGCACGTCGATTTCACCCTACGGGACGGCTCGACGCTCGACTGCAAGGGCACGCACGTCCGTTTAAACATGCACCACGACTACAGCCTCGCGCTGCCCGTAGACGAGGCGCTGGCCGATTACTACGTGCAAGCGCTTGTTGCACCCGATAGCACCTTCGCCCTGATCACGGGCGGCATCTCCCGAGCGCGGTTTCTGGCCCTTGCACGGCCCCAGACCGACTGGGCGGGGCAGACCACGCCCATGCTGGCGGTGCGACGGTCCCAACTCAGTGACGCCTACCCTTCAGCCTTCTGGAGTGCTACACTGGTGGCATGACTGAAACGAAAAAGCGGCTCAGGCGCGATGCCTGGGTTCCATCATGGATAAAGTACCTGCGCCGTGAGATCTTAAAAGAAAATGTGTCCGCATTCAGTGCCCATTTCTGTAGCGAGGACGGTTTCGCCTTCTCAGCCCGTACCGTCGAGGCGTGGGAACAAGGCCGCAGAAAGCCGCCGCTATTTGTCAGACTGGCAATGACCCGCAACGTGATCAGATTGCGAAAGCTGGGCCACGTTATCAACCTGCCAGACGAGTAAGCGCGGGGGGTTGACAGACCCCCTGCGACAGGAGTAGCATCACCTATCGCTCAATCACGAGCGACACCTACGAGGAGTAGCGCATGTTTACACACACCAGACACACGGGGCCGCGATGATGCTGCGCGTGCGACTGCCAGGCGCTCTATATCGGCTGGCCCTCACCGCGTGTGGCGGCAATAACAACACGCTGAACACCGCGATTGTCCGGCTCCTTGAGCATGACGATTGGCTGGAACAGATCGTGGACGAAATCGGGCAGCACGTGGCCGAGGAAGGCGGTGCCGAGTGATGGTGCCTGTTGCGCTGCGCGATGCGTACTACTGGGTCGAATCAGCGGGGCAGATCGACGAGTTCCTCGATATGTCGTCTGTGGACGCGGCGCGATATGCCGACGAGGCCACGGAGAATTTCATTCAGGCGCGTCTCGACGGTCCCGAATGGGCCGGGGCCAGCGTGACGATTGATCACCTGCTGGCGTTGCGAAATTTCCTCCTGCTGCGCCGGGCCGCAGAGGAGAACGCCGAGCTACAGGAACACCTAGAAAACCAGATGGACAACCCGTTTTACGAGGAGAGATAACGATGAACGCATCACCCGAGCTGAATCACCTCGCCACCGCACTGGCCCTCGCACAGGCCGACATTAGCGGAGCGCACCGGAACAGCGATAACCCCTTCTTCAAGTCGAAGTACAGCGACTTGGCGTCGTGCTGGTCGGCGGTGCGTGAACCGCTGACGAAAAACGGCTTGTCTATCGTGCAGCACCCGAGCGCCACCGGCTCGACGGTGTCGCTGGAGACGGTCCTGCTCCACAAGTCAGGCCAGTGGATGTCAGGGGTGATGACCGCGACGGCCAAAGACTCATCGCCTCAGGCGCTCATCTCCATCGTGACCTACCTGCGCCGGGCAGGGTTGTGCGCCATTGCGTCTGTGGCTCCGGTTGACGACGACGCCGAGAGCGCCCAGTCCCATACTCCCGCCGTGGTTGTGCCCGTGGGGTTCGAGGCGTGGTTGGATGACCTGACCGCTGTGAGCGACAACGGCGAAGCGGCATTGAAAACGGCGTGGACGGCCTCGTCTGCGGCGTTCCGGTCGCACCTGACCACGCACCAAGAATATCTCTGGACCGCCCTCAAGGCTCGCGCCAAGGCGGCGAAGTGATTCTGCACACGATGGAACAGCGCACCCCCGAGTGGGTCCAGGTCCGTGTCGGGAAACTGACGGCCTCAAACGCCAAGGGGATGCTGAAAACCATCAAAACGGGGTTTTCGGCTGAACGGGCCGATCTGCGGATGCAGTTGGCGTGTGAGCGCCTGACCGGCCTGTCCTGCGAGACACCGTTTACACCCACCGACGCCGTGCAGCGCGGCATCGACAAGGAAGCAGACGCCATCCGGGCTTATGAGGCCCTGACGGGGATGCTAGTGGGCCGCGTGGGCTTCATGGAGGCAGAGGGCTATCCCGCCGGATGCAGCCCTGACGGGGTCGTGGAGGGGCAGGACGGGTTCTACGGGCTGGTGGAGATTAAATGCCCGACCACCAAGGTGCATGTCGGTTATCTGCGCGGGGGCGTCGTTCCCGCGCAGTATCAGACCCAGCTCACGCACACCCTGTGGGTCGCGGGACCGGAATACGGCTACATCGATTTTGTGTCGTTTGATGACCGTTTGCCGGAGGGGTTGCAGATGTTCGTGGTGCGCCAGCAGCGGGATGAATCGGTGATGGACGCACACCAGATGGCGGTCGAGGTGTTTCTGGCAGAAGTGGATGCGGAAGTCGAGGCGCTTCAGGCGCTTCAGGGAGGCATGTAATGGCAGAGAAGATTTTCCTCAAGTGTTCGGCGAAAGAGAAGACTTTTGCGAGTGGCGGGTCGATTCTCAATCTGGGCTTCAAGGTGGCGGACTTGATTGAGTTCGCCCAGCTTCATGTGAACGACCGAGGGTATCTCAACCTCTGTGTGCAGTCCCGGCGCGAGGTCGGCAAATTCGGAGACACGCATTCGGTCACGCTCGATACCTGGGTGGCAAAACCGAAGGCGGCAAGTGGTCCCACGGATGACGACCCGATCCCGTTCTGATGTGGTCCGCGATTGGGCGCTGGTGGCGTGGCGCTGGCTCACCAGACGCCTTCGGCCCGTCTCTCGACACTCTCGGCACAGTCTCGACTCTGTGGCTGCGCCAGCACCGGCAACAGGACCACGGCTCGTTCGACGGCGTGACGTGGACGTGGCCGGAGAAGAACAAGCCCCCTACGGACGGGGGACGGACCTGCGACGGTGACGTGCCGGACGGGCGGCAGCGATGACGTGCGGCTGTGGATGCGGTCGGACCATGCGGTCGTTGAACCCCCGGCGGCAGTATCACCCGGAGTGCAACGGCCAGTCGGTGACACGGCTGAAGCGTGTGTACACAGGCACCAGCCGACCGGAGAATGCCCTGTGGATCGAGGCCCGGTATCAGGCGGCACGGGCCGCACGAAAGAGAGCGGCATAGATGGACAGCGCCCTCATGTTTTCACGGCAGTCCGACGAATGGGCTACGCCACGCCCGGTGTTCGAGGCGCTCGATGCCGAGTTCGGCTTCACCCTCGACGCAGCGGCCTCGGCTATCAATGCCCAGTGTGAAACCCACCTGACGCTGGCACAGGACGCGTTGCACGTGTCCTGGGGGCAGCAGTCCGTGTGGCTCAACCCGCCATATAGCCAGTGCGCCGTGTTCCTTGCGAAAGCCGCTGCGGAGGTCGCAGACGGATGCACCGTGGTCTGCTTAGTGCCCAGCCGCACGGATACGCGGTGGTGGCACCGGCATGTCTGGGACGCAACCCGGCATCAACCTCGACCGGGCGTTGAGATACGGTTCCTGCCGGGGCGGTTGAAGTTCAGTGACGCGAAGAATGCCGCGCCGTTCCCGTCCGTGGTGCTGGTCTTCCGGCCCGTGTCTCCTTATGTGTATTTGCAGTGATGTGTGCGCCATAGGTGCATGAGGTCTGCTGATGTGTGCAGAGAGTGTTTGTCCTTGCGCTAGTCCTCGCGTCGTGAGACAGTCCACCTAATGTCAGGCTACACCAAGCTGTTCAACTCGATCCTGATGTCCTCCGTGTGGGAGGAACCTGTGGACTCACGGATTGTGTGGGTCACGTTGCTGGCGCTGGCTGACCAGCACGGCCATGTGGACGGCACCATCCGCAGCCTTGCCCGCGTGGCCCGTGTGTCCGTGCCCGCCTGTGACACCGCCATCACCACGTTCCTCTCGCCTGACCCGCATGACCGCAGCGGAGTGGCAGAGGGCCGGAGGATTGCGGCGGACCCAGGGGGGTGGCTGATCGTGAATCACTCCACTTATCGCCACAGGATGAGCGAAGACGAGCGCCGGGAGCGCGATAAGCTCAGAAAACGGTCGATTCGCGCTGTGTCCGCAGCGAGTCCGCTTGTGTCCGAGTTTGTCCGCGATGTCTCACAAGCAGAAGCAGAAGCAGAAGCAGAAGCAAAAGCAGAACAAAAGCAGATCAGACGAAAAGCACGAAAGAGCGTTAGCCCCGCGACAAGCGCGGAGCCGCCCGCCGATACCCGTCTGACGTTCAGCACCACAGGCCGACCGACGACGTGGCACCTCACACAGGCACAGGTGGACGACTGGGTGGGCGTCTATCCCGGCATCGATGTCCTCGGCGAATGTCGCAAAGCCTCGGCGTGGCTGGCGGCGAACGGGCGCAAAACCGCGTCCGGTATGCCGCGTTTCCTGGTGAGCTGGCTGAATCGCACCACGAACGGGCTGGGACGCGCTGGCACGTCCACCCGGCCCGGCAAGCCAGACCCGTGGGCCACTTTCTCGATGGAGGACGACCATGACCCGAAGTGAGTTCAAGGTAGAGATGGACCGGCTGCGAGGGCTGCGCTTTCCCCCTGCCGTGATGGAGACGCACTGGGAAGGCTTGCAGGGCGTGGACATCGCCGACCTGCACCGGGGCGTGACACGCGCCATTCTCAGCCGGTCTGAGTTCCCCACCCCGGCTGAACTGCGGTCCGACGCCGACGCCGAGCGTGTGATGCCCCGAGAAGGCCCCTCGCAGGACCGTGGCGAGGTGTTACTGGACGCGCCCATCCCCCTCGGCGTCTTGCCGGATGGAACCGTCCTACCAGCCGCTACGCACGCGTGGACGTATTGCTGCGAGAACTGCTCCGATTCCGGCTGGCAGTCGGTCTGGTGCGGGTCAGGCCGGTCAACCCATGCCT